ATTAACATCATTGTTAGGCTAACGCTGGGAGCCTTCTTTTGTTCATCACGCCAGAACAAAATTGGAACACCGTTTTTTTGCCAATAAGCTATTTGTTTTTTTAATTTTTCGTATAGTTCATTCATACTTAAGCCAAACTTCCCGGTCTGATAGACTCAGTTCTGTGGTCTTCGTAGTTATCTCCATCTAAAGTGGAAACAATTTGAGCTTTTGGAGTGTTAGTATAAGAGCTACCAGTTTGAAATATTACAGAACCTAGAGGGCAAAATTCGTAAACAGGCAGTCCCGATAATTCTTTTATTTCTGTTAATGCGCCATTTCTTGCGCTTGTTTTATTAGCATATTGCGCCTGACCTTGTATTGCTATTATAGGAAATTCTATGTCGTTTGTTGCAAATATATGGACTAAAACAAATTTATTGTTATCTACTTGATTTAAAACCCAATTAGAGCCGTTGAAAAAGTTATAAGGCAAAAGTCCATTTGCACCAGTATAACCTTCCTCTCCTGATGTAATAACAGGGAAAGAGTTAGCTTCTTTACGCTTCCACAATCCCGTAGCGCCGCTTCTATAAAACACAGGTATCTGAGCTTGAGCCGAATAAGATAGTCTGATATCTTCATCCCAAATAACTCCAGAATTTGAAGTAAATTGAGCATGGGTATTACTACCGCCGCCTCCGTCTACAACAAAATTAACTAATTTACCACCGCTGTCAAAAGCAGCACCGCGAGTTCTGTGTAAATATTGGTGAGTAATTGGAGACATCTTAATGCCGTGTTTTTCATTTGCAAATATAATGTGTTTACTTGCGGTAGAATCCCAATAAACCATAGAAACAAAAGTGTATTCAGTAATAATAGAATCTACAAAAGTCATAGTATTAATTAAATTACCAGCTTCATTTATGTAAAAAAAATGTAATCCGTGAATATTATCCCAATTAGCTTCTAAAGGAGAAGAAATCTCTATTCTTTTACCTTTAACAAAACAAACAAAAGAACTTCCTACTGGAGATACGGTTATTTTTCTAAGCCCATCATTTATAGATAAGTTAACTTGAGAAGGGTCTTTTAATCCAACTGGCTGTTCTATATCTTCAAATGCAGACTCTACTGCTGTTTGACCGTCTAATTGTAATTCCCAAGCATTATTGTATTTTTTGTACAAATCACCATTTAAAAGATTTATATATAAATTACCGTTTTCACCTAAAGAATTGCTTGGAGCGCCGTTTCCACTAAGAACATCATCACCGCCTTCGATAGCTTTAATAACTTCTTTACCAACAGGTTCGCTGGTAAGTGATATAATTATTCTTTCTTTAGCGTCTTTTGATAACTTAGCCATATTTTATCCCTATTGATTATTCGTCTAATTTTGTAATATCAAGGAATTCCACATCATTTTTAAGTCTAATAAAGCTATCGTAAATACCTATGTGGTTAAAATAAAACGCATCAGTATAAGTTTTACCAAGTCTTGTAAGTTCAACTTCCATCTTGTAAGTTAGTTCTCCGGTAAGAGCCGTAGGAGCTAAGCTTGATTCAGGAGTACTTGCAGAAAATTTATTCCCTCCAACATTAGAGCCTGCAACCGTTACTAAAAGCGTTTCTGCCCACGTATTATCAACATTTACCGAGTAAATTCTAAAAGTACATGAAGCAATTGTTTTAGCGCTTTTACCTCTAAATAAAGACCCTATCATTTGAACGCCATCAAAAGTATCAGAGTTAAAACGCATCCAAGCTTTAACTTTAAAATCTTTATCAGTCGGCTTTTCAAAGCTAACTTTTGTTACAATGGAATTATATGCAGCATTTGGCGTAATAACTTTTTTATTATTAAACGACAACTTAAGTGGTTGCACATACTGATTATTTGTTAACATCATAACTCGTCTACTTGCCATATTATTCCGCCACCGTAATACCAATTGCGCCTTTTCTTACGGCTCCATCGGCAGTTATGCTAAATATTACAGTATAGTGAGTCAAATCTGTTAAAGCCATTGCCAGTACTGGAGTTGTTTTAAATAATCCATTAACATCTGCCACAATGCCAGACTGGGATATCCCTAAAGCCACCCCATCTTTGTTATAGACTGCGTAAGAAGCGGTTCCAAGATTATTACTAATCTGTTCTCCATTCTTAGTAATCCAGATAGTGGCTTGTAGTTGGTTAGTTGCATCAATTGAGAATACAGCCCTTGGTTCGTATTGAGGACCAGCTTCTGCATACGTAATTGGTAAATTATAAACAATTGCAATTCCATCAACAAAAATAGTAACTTTTACAGTGTAATAAGTATTATCCAAATCAAGAACAGAAATCACTGGATTTATTTCATAAAACCCCTCAGAATCAGCAGCAATGTTATTTTGACTCATACTTGGAACAAGACTTCCATTTTGGTCATAAATTACATAACTTGCAAGCCCAAGACGAGATGGATTATTAATTACGCCATCATTGTCCGTTACCCAAAAGCTTGCAATAAGTTGATTACTAGTGTTAACAGCAAACACTCCGCTAATTGTAGCGTTTGTAGCACCTGTAATACCCGGAGTTGTTTGAGAAAAACTTACAATGTTATTATCTCTATTTCCAACAGCATCTACAGCTCGTACTCCAACAAAATAATTTCTTCCAGACTGCAGCAAGGTTCCGTCTGCTAAAAAGAAAATGTCAACTTGTAAATTGGTAGTTACTAAGGCTATGTTTGCAACATTAAATAAGTTGGAAGCTGGAGCTTCTTGAACATACACTTCATATCTAATTGGACTTGATAAGTCTATAGCAGAAGCCCAAGACGCTCTAAGCTGACCTAAAGCTCCTCTAGCAAGAAGAGTAATACCTCCAAAAGTGGGAGGAGTTAGATCAATAATACAAGCCTGTGAGGAGGGCTGAATTGCTCCTCCTGTCACAAGTTGATTACCAAATATACCACTGAGGGTTGTGCCTTGTACGACAGCTCCCCCAGCAAATAATAAATTTGACATTAACTATCCTTTAAGCTTGGACGAATATCTGTTCCCGGAGGGCTTGTGAAAGTATATCTTACAAGTGTTCCAACAGTATTAGGAATAGTTCCGAGTGAAAGCCAAGTCGTTCCGCCATCTGTAGAGTATTGAAAATTAGTTGGATTACTTGTAATTGTTTGGCTTACAAGAATTAATCCACTAAGATCAGAAGCTTGAAATTTAAGTGTAGATGGGATTGATGTTGCGTAAGTTTGCTTCAAACGGAAACCAATGCGAGTTGGAGACCCTGCAGAAGAATCGTCGTAAGAGTATTCCCAGTTGTCAGAGAGTTCTTCTAGTGCGTCATAGCCAACCAACAGGTCAGAAATTTGAACGTGACTTGTTCTATCAAATGTATGTGTTTTGAAGCTTAGTTTGAATTGAACTTGAGTTCCAGCTACAATAGACAGCTCTTGGTCAGGGTCTAGCTCAATCCATCCACCAGAAATGGACCCAAAGCTGCTCATGCGATATTCAACTTTAACGTCTCCTCCAGTTTTAACAAGTTCTTTTTCTACGTCTACTGATTTTATTACAGCATTTTGTGGGATAGTTAAAACTCTTGAAACGATGTAGCTGTGGTCAAAAAAAGAATCAGAACGCACGTCAGAGGCAAAAACACCTCTTTGACCTGTTGCACCAGATAGACCAAAAAGCCATCCAGAGTTATTTGTAAAGTTGAGGTATGGCAACGCTGGACGCAACTCATACGCTTCTTTTGTAGTTGTCTCGTAGAACTCCATGCAGGAGTCGCCAAACAAGGCGGTGAGTTTGTTGTTCTCTACCTTTTTGAGCATGAACCTGAATGCGTTGGTTGCTGCTTGACCGATTAACACAATGGCGTGATCTAGTGCGTCCGACCAAGAGGCAGAAACAACAACAGGCGTAACAATCTGGGACGGCAATCCGAGCATGTTCGATGTGGTGAGTGATGGCCATGTTGTTGCGCCAGCGGTCAACTCATCAAGTCTGCCCAAGTAAAGGTTGGTTGATGTTGCAAAGAAAGCACACTTCTGACCGTTCAGGATTGAGCCGTTTAGTGGAGCATTGACGGGAGTAGCAATTGCATCAACGTCAGTCGTGGCAAGCAGAGTACCTGAAATTGCTGGAAGGATGCTTGTTGAGTGCAGCCATTGGGAATTGGTGTAGCCGAACGCTTTTCCGAGGGTCACACCTGTTGAGGATGTCACGGCGGAAATCGAGGCACCACCGGCGGTGGCGGACAGCTCGAAGTCGTTAGCCGTTACAGCGCGCACGAAATAGGTCGTATTGAGCGCAAAGGAAGCGGGCAGCGTACCAGCAAGAAACTGGACGGGCTCGTTCTCTGTCAAGCCGTGGGCGACTAGTCCAATCTTGGCAGGGGTTCCCGAAGTTACGTCAACGGTTAAGGGTGAATAGGTTGGAGCTACTGAAGTGTCACGCACGAAATACTGCGGGTTGGCAGCAGTTCCCACGTGGGTATAGAGGCGGTTCGCTGCCACGTCAATGATTGCACCAAAGGCATCAATCTCTTGGTTCAGTGGCTGCATGACAACAGAGGTTGGTCCGGCGGCGGCACCAATTGAAGCTCCGTTAAATGTTGCGGACAATTCGAAATCATTTAATCCTGCGTTACGAACAAAATACTTAGTATTCACTGCGAAGGTTGATGATGTCCACGCAGAGCCAACTTGCGAAGTAAAGTATACCTGATCGTTATTGTTAAAGCCATGAGCTGTAAAGTTAAACTTAACTGGTGTACCGAGCGTAGTGGTCATGGAGCGAGAGCCGAGTGAGGCAAGACGACCAAGCTGGTAGACAGCTTTTTGATTGTTGCCGGTAGCGAAGGGGATTGTGGGCGGGGAGACCTGTGAGAAGTCCGCTCTTGCAATGTTATTCGCAAGCAATACACCAGACCCACCGAAAAGAATTGTCCCGGTAGCGATAACGTAGATTTTCCACCCTGTGGTCCCATCGTCGATCACTTTGATGGAACGGATTGTGTGCACAATCAAGGGAGATGACGGCATGGCGATGTTGATACGCCCGACATAGGTGTGGACACCAGTGACCTGATTGATTTCATAGCAAACAACAGGAATGGCACCACCCGCAACAGCACCGATCATGAACACCCGCCCGTTGTCGCTAGCAAACATCGTGGTGAGCGGCGTGAAGGCACCGGCAGTGTCTGAGAACGCGTCAAGGAACCGAGTGGGCGATGGTCCAAGCACTGGCTTAGAGTCAATTGTTCTCTGGGTTACTCGACCTTGAATTGTGGTTCTCGTTTGGTCATACGTCCCACCAACACTTTCCAATAATTTTACATCTAGCAATTTCATTCGTTATCTCCTAAATAGTATTTATAACCCAATCTATGTCTTCTCTTTTATATTTGTTTCCAACTAAAACGTAAGTAATTACTTTACTAGCGGTTACGCCCGGAAAAGTATTGCTTGTGTAATCTATTTTAGTTATTCTTTGATTTTTATTTCCAAAATCTTCATAAAAAATTTTTTGTTTTCTGTCGTGTGATGCAAGTATTTGATTTTTAATATTATTGACAAACGCATATTTTGCGCCCGTTTTCTGTCCGTTTTCAGTTCCTACTAAAAGTACATTGTCGGGCTGACTTCCTGTCATTGCTTCTAATTTTACATCAACAGTTACGTTTTCTACATTAAGAGTAGCATTTACAGGGATTGGATTTTGAGAATTGTAATATCTTCCGTACTCATCAACTAAAATATTACGCTTAGCCATAATAGGCTCTTCAGCGTATACGGCTCTTTCATGCTGTTCTTGCATAATACCGGGACGGTCTTGTTCTGGCTGGTATATAGAGGAATTGAGAGCTGTAGTATAGGCTTGGATATTAGCCCTTTGCTCTATTTTGCCTTTCTCGCCCACTAAGAATTGTGTTGAGGAAAGGACTCTTTTGATTTCTAGTTGTAAGGTAGGTAGTGTATTGGCAGTAAGGACTACTTGGGCTTTAACTACAAAGCCTTTAGTATCAGGAACTGTGACTAAGCCGCCAGCGGTTCCATTAGATGTGAATAATACCGGACTAACTAAGCCCAGCTTTCTTTCGATAGCCATAATACCCTAACCGTTTCCTTAAGAAGTCAACCCTATGACTCCATACTATAAAGATTACTCTTTTAAACCAAAAAAAAGGAGCATCAGCCCCTTTTTATAGATTTACAATTATGTCAATTTTTTTAAATAAACCCTTTCCATTTAGCAATAGCGGCTGCTAAAGTCAAGGTAGTAGTTAAAAAAGCAGCTACTTTTACGTACCTTTTAAATAAAAGTTCTCTTAATTTTCTAGGTTCTTCAAGAGAATCAATACGTTCAGTTTGAGAATAATAAAGTTTCTCAAGAACATCAGTTCTTCTCATGTGCTCTTGCAAAGAAGATGTATTTAAGGTAAGTACTTGTTTTATATCAGAAATATCGTTTTTGATATCTTTCTGCTCTTCCCTAACTTCTTTTACAAGGTCGTATATGATTTCTTTATCGTTCATATATAATCTCTAAAAAAGCCCATCCATGGGCAAACCGTTAATTATGGAAGATTTACAGCATCACCTTCATCTTGAACTCCAGACTCATCGTAAGCAACAGTACCCATATATGAGATACGAATTCTTGAAGTTGCCTTAGCTGAATATCCAGTTCCATAAGATGTAGGAACACAGTTTTGAGCTACTAGGATTGGAGCTGCATTAGCTGAGCCTTGTCTGTCTGTGACAGCAATTGTAACTGTTTCAAGCTGAAGAAGGTCTTGTAGTTTAGGCATTTTAGGAAGGATATGTCCACCGTTACCAATCAAACGAAATCCTGAGCAGTTTAAAGAAACAGCTTCATAACTTGTTGGAGTGATCTCAGCGGCGCTATAACGACCCAAAAGGTGAATAGCTTCTGTACCTACGTTTACTGAATAGTCGCATGAATCGAAGATTCCTACTAGAACGTTGTCTACGTAGACTTTCGCTCGTGCTCCTACCATTGTTTTTGCTTTAGCCATATAATGTCTCCTATAAAATCTTAGTTATTAACCAGCGTTATTTTGTACTTGTGAAATCTCGATACTAATAGGAATAAAGTAAATCGCAGTTGCAAGTTTTATCTCTACCGCTACAGACATAATAGGTCCTGAAATTTCAACTTTTGCATTCTTGAATCCAAGAGGAGCATCATCACTAGCAGCAATCAGCTTCTGCTTCTTATACAAGTCCATCTTAGACGCTAGGAAACTCAACCCTGTTGAAGCATCAACGTCAGCCAATGACTTACCTACGAAAGCAGTCTGGAAACTATTAGAAAGGTCCAGCGCTACTAAATCGGCAGCATACATAGCTTGGATAGAGTTATATACAAAGTTAGTATCTACGCCGTAAGTAGTTTGGTCAGATACCCATTTATTACCTACTACGCCTTTTTCAAGGAATAGCAATCCAGAATCAAGAGCCGTCTCAATATCGCCCGGTGAACCAGAATCAAACCCAGAAGGGTCTTTGAAGCTGATAACGTTAGCGAATTTATTAACGATAGCTTTGTAGAATCCAGCAGCTTGCATACCAGCAGCAATTGCAGCAGTATGCCAAGGCAAGAATTCCTTAATATCGCCTTGAGCGTTAACTTGACTTGTTTTTTGGAAGCAAAGAGAAATACGAGCATTAGCTAAAGAAGATGCTTCGGCTTGAGCTGAGGCAAAAGTACCGTCCCAGAAACTAAGGAATGCTGTTCTGTGTTTTTTAATTTTAGCAGTAGACATCTTGAGTACGTGAGACTTAACAGCAGCGTTAACAGCAGCTACAGTATAAGTTGAAGATGAATCGGTTAAACCATCAGCAATATCACTAGCAGCGTTTCTAGAAAATAGAGGTACTACAAAGTTAACATCGATAGTTTCGCACTCATCGATTGCATTGATAACGTCAGCAGCCAATGTAGGACCAAGAGCGCCGCCAGACAAATAAGCAACATTGCTCATTTCATCAGGAAGACCCTTAGTTGCAGTTGCAGAAAAATCTACAACAGCCGATTGACCAACTTTTTGTTTGAAATTATTCAAAGCTTTCTTGATTCTTCCCGGTTTAGCTGAAGCTGCTGTAGAGCAAATTCCAACTGCCGATACTTGGTCAAGAGCTGAAGAAGGAAGTTGACCAGAGCCAGAAACTACAGAACAAGAATAACCAGTCTGAGAGTTAATGAAATCTGCCAAATCTTTAAGAGTAGCATATTGAGCTAAAACAACGCTAAGGTTAGAGCCAGCTCCGCCAACAACAGTAGTTGTTAGAGATGTAGCGCTGATAGTTGCTGTAGCGGTTGTACCAGCGTATCCAATCAATAGAGCCACTTCGGCTTCAATTGAAAAAGATTCGTTAGTATTATTATCAGTACGTTTAACATCTAATTGAATTTTAGGTTCCTGAGAAGATACAGAAAGACCATCATCTAATCCAAGAGCAGCTAAATCACCCGGAGATGAATCAATAAGCTCAAAAGACTTACCTTGACCTTTTTGGTTAGCAGAAGCATCCACATCAGCTTGAATTTTAATCGAATTAGAAGCGGCTCCAGCAACACAAGAAATTCCAACAGGAAGAGCTGCGTCAATAAGGGCAATTACTTCAGCAACAGTATCGTAATCAGCAGCTAATCCAGTAAAAACGTTAATCAGAGTTTCAGCCCCGCCGTTAGCACGAACTTTGAATTCAACACCAGAAAGAGCAGCGCCTAAAGAAGGGATAGTAATCCCAGAAACTGAAGGACCTACTTCATCTTCAAGTTGAGTAACTTGGAAATAATATTTATTACCATCAAGACCAAGATTTTTATCGCTAAGTGAACCGTAAGCCGAAGCTAATACAGCAGAAGCTTTTGAACTATCGTTTGTTTTAGCAATGTAGATTCTGCTCGCAGAACCTGTAACATCAGCATCAGAACTAGGAGATGATAGTGCTCTAAAAGCGTCTACAATCGGTCCAGATACATACTTACTAAGCACTCTGTCCAATTGGTCAGGTGTATAGAAGTTATCTTTAAGTACCTCGTCAGCAAATTGTTTACCGGCAGAAGCTTCTCCGATAATAACGATATTGCCGCTTGAAGCTACTCCAACTGGGTTAGAGCGTACTTTAACGTCAAAATAAGCACCGGGTCTGTTGGTGTTTACAAAACTGGTTGTAATTCTTTGAGCCATATTGTTCTCCTACTTATTAATGTATTCCAAAATGTTTTAAGCCGTCTTCAAATTTTTCTTTTTCAGCATGTCCCGTTGCCACAAAATGTAACCACAAAATGTGCTCCATAGAAGAATCAAGGTTTAATTTTTCACGTTTCTTAGCAAAAAACTTTCTAAATTCATCTCTCTGGTCAAGTTCGGCTGCTTTAGCAGCTTTCTTAGCTTC